CCGAAAAACTTTTCAGAAAAAGACACACAGTATGCTGGTGCTTATGTCAAGGAACCCAATGTAGGAAGACATGAGTGGGTGGTTTCATTTGACCTGAATAGTCTCTATCCTCACTTGATTATGCAGTACAATATTAGCCCTGATACAAAAATAAAGGGATCCCTTTCCCGTAAAACGATTACTGTTGATGGTGTATTGAATGGCAGTGACGAGTCTATGGATATGATAAAAGCATGGAAAAAGAATGATCATTGTATTGCTGCAAATGGAACACTCTATCGTAGAGATAAACAGGGATTTCTTGCAGAGTTGATGGAAAAGATGTACGAAGAGCGTAGTATGTACAAGAAGAAGATGATTGAATGTCAAAAGCAGAAAGAGAAAGATCCGGACAACAAGAATCTAGACTACCAGATTGCCAAGTTCAATAATTTCCAGATGGTTCGTAAGATTCAGTTGAATAGTGCTTACGGTGCAATCGGAAACGAATGGTTTCGGTATTATGATGTCGAGATGGCGGAAGCAATTACATTGTCAGGTCAATTGAGTATCAGGTGGATAGAAAACAAACTCAATTCTTTTTTGAATGAACTAATTGGAACAGAAAGTACTGATTATGTAATCGCATCTGATACAGATAGTGTTTATGTTTCCTTTAATGCATTAGTAAATGACAAGTGTAAGGGTAATTCGAAGGAAGAAATTGTAGATTATCTTGACAAAGTTTCTACTAAAGTTATTGAACCATTCATAGAAAACGAGTACAAAGAACTTGCTGTAATTATGAATGCGTATAATAACAAGATGGTGATGAAGAGAGAAGTTATAGCATCTACTGGAGTATGGACTGCAAAGAAAAGATATATGTTAAATGTTTTCGATTCAGAAGGAGTTCGTTACACTGAACCTAAAGTAAAAATTATGGGAATTGAAACATCTAGATCTTCGACTCCTCAGGTTGTGAGAGACAGTCTTAAGGAAATGATCAAAATTGTCATGAATGGTGATGAGAAAGATATACAATCTGCTGTCAAGGAATTTAAAACTAAATTTGAATCTATGCCTCCTGAAGATATTGCTTTTCCTCGTGGTGTTTCTAATGTTAAAAAGTACATGGACAGTACTCAAATTTATGCAAAGGGAACTCCTATTGCAGTGAAGGGTGCATTAATTTATAATTACTACATCAAAAAACTAAAATTACAGAGAAAATATAAAACGATTACTGATGGAGACAAGATTAAATTTATCTACTTGAAGACTCCAAATCCGATGGCCGGATCATACGGAAAAGATCATGTTGTATCTTTTCCCAGTGGTATTCCTTCCGAATTTAATCTAACTCCATACATAGATTATGACAAACAGTTGAAGACAAGTTTTCTAGATCCATTATCGGCTATACTCAAAGCAGTTGGATGGGAATATGAAAAGAAATCAACCCTCGAAAGTTTTTTTGGATAATTATATGAATGAATTGAATTTTAATTTTAATACGGAGGAAACTCAACTGCTGTATTACCTAGTTAAGAAAGAATCTAGGTTGACAGAAAGAAGTTTATCGGGTAAAATAACAGACAAGAATACAAACTTAGATTCATATAAGGATACTTTGCAAAAAAATGCAATACTGGATTCTTTAAGAAAAAAAGTTGGAAAGAAATACGGAGAACTTCATGCTAGATGATTTGATCAAAGAAAGTGGTAATAAATATGCAAGTATCGTTGACAATGGATTGGCAGGTGCTGACATTAGTGGCTTTGTGGATACTGGTTGCTATATTTTTAATGCTATACTTAGTGGTTCTATCTATGGAGGAATACCTGATAATAAAATCATTGCTATCGCGGGGGAGTCTGCAACAGGAAAGACATATTTTACCCTTGGAATTGTTGCTAAATTTTTGCGTGATCGTCCTGATGGCGTAGTGCTTTATTTTGATTCTGAGCAAGCAGTAACATCAAATATGATTAGGGGTAGATCTATAGACCCTAAGCGTGTTGCAGTGATGCCAGTTTCTACAGTTGAAAGTTTTCGTCATCAAGCAATTAAGATTGTAGATAAATATGCAGCATTGCCCAAGAGTGAAAAGAAACCAATGATGATTGTCTTGGATTCTCTTGGTATGCTTTCAACAGAAAAAGAAATGACAGATACTGCGGAAGGTAAACTTACGCGAGACATGACTCGCGCACAAGTAATTAAGGCTACTTTCCGTGTACTAACTCTGAAACTTGGTGATGCTGGTATTCCTATGATAATGACAAATCATACTTATGATCAGGTTGGTTCAATGTTTCCCACCAAGCAAATGAGCGGAGGCGCGGGACTCAAGTACGCCGCTTCTACTATTATTTTTCTTTCCAAGAAAAAGGTAAAGGAAGGAATTGATGTTATTGGAAATATTATTCACTGCAAGAATTATAAATCTAGACTGACAAAGGAAAATGCTATGGTTGATGTTATGTTAAATTACGATAGTGGACTTCATCCTTATTATGGGTTGTTGAATTTAGCAGAGAAGTATAATATAGTCAAGAAAGTTTCGACAAGATATGAGTTTCCTGACGGATCCAAAGCATATGAGAAATCTGTTTATAAAGAACCAGAAAAGTATTTTACTGAAGATATCATGAAGCAGTTAGAAGATGTTGCTTCTAGGGAATTTATGTACGGATCTGAAGAAGTTAGCGAGGAAATTTCCATTGACTGATTCTGTATTCACAGAAAAAATAATTCTAGAAAACTTAATTTACAACTTCGATTTTGCTAAGAAAATTATTCCATTTCTGAAAAAGGAGTATTTTCACGGTAAGATTGATCGGGTAATTTTCTCTGAGATAAGTTCTTTCTATGAAAAATATTCTGCATCTCCCACTAAGGATGCAATTAATATTCAATTGAACAAGAGAAAGGATTTGAACGAGAATGAATTCAAAACCACTATTGATTATCTTGATTCGTTTGGTGTTGATGAAAATGTAAATCAGAATTGGTTGCGAGATGAAACTGAAGAATTTTGTAAAGACAAAGCTGTTTATAATGCAATAATGGAATCAATTAACATTATCGATGGCAAGTCAATAGAGAAGACAGAGGGTTCTATTCCTACAATTTTATCTGACGCATTATCAGTTTGTTTTGATACGAATATTGGACATGATTATATTGAAGATTCAGAGAGTCGATTTGAGTTCTATAATAAGACGGAGAAAAAGATTCCATTCGACTTGGAGTTCTTTAATGACATCACTGGAGGAGGGATTCCCAGCAAAACATTGAATGTTGTCATGGCTGGAACTGGTGTCGGAAAATCTATGTGGTTATGTCATCATGCTGCACATTGTCTATCGAAGAACTATAATGTTCTTTATATTACATGCGAGATGGCAGAAGAAAGAATTGCAGAAAGAATAGATGCCAATCTTTTAGATACAGATATTAGTGATCTTAAACTTATGAGCAAATCTAACTACGATAAAAAGATAGAGAACCTAAAGGAAACAGTGAAGGGGAAGTTAATTATCAAGGAGTATCCTACTGCAACTGCAACTGCAAATCATTTTAGATCTCTTATTGAAGAACTAAAACTAAAGAAAAGTTTTGTTCCTGATATTATTTTTATTGATTATTTGAACATATGTGCTTCTGCTAGATTAAAGGGTGGTAACATTGGGTCCTATTTCTTGGTAAAGTCTATTGCAGAAGAACTAAGAGGTCTAGCAGTAGAAAATGATGTCCCTATTTTTACAGCGACCCAAGTTAACAGAAGTGGATTTTCTAATTCAGATATGGGACTGGAGGATACGAGCGAATCCTTTGGACTGCCCCAAACGGCAGATTTTATGTTTGCTCTTATATCTACAGAAGAATTGGAAGAATTAAAACAAATACTTGTAAAGCAACTAAAGAATAGGTATAATGACGCCGCTGTAAATAAGAAGTTTATTCTTTCTCTTGACAGATCTAAAATGAAATTTAGTGATGTAGATTCCTCGCAACAAACACTGATTAATTCGGGACAAATGAAATCTGAAATTGATGATAAGTTTTCAAAGGTTTCGTCTGGTGTCGATGACTGGAAATTTTGATGACAAGTTATATTGATAAAAAATTCATTAATATGGCCTCGATGTATTTGGATAGATTTAAATGGAAATCTGATTCGTTAGCAAACTGTAGATGCCCTATATGTGGCGATTCTCAGAAAAATAAAAGTAAAGCACGAGGATTCTTCTACCAAAAAGGTAATGATTATTTTTATAAGTGTCATAATTGCGGTGCTGGTCATTCTCTTTATAGATTTTTAGAAAGTGTTTCTCCTAGTTTAGTAAAAGAATATCAATTGGAGAGATGGAAGTCGGGCCACAACGGAAATTCAAATTATAAAAAACCGGAAATCGAAGAAATGTTTAAAATGTCTGCTCCTAAGTTTAAGTCTAAACACGATCTTCTTAAACCATTAAAGTGCATTAAGAATTTGAAGGATGATCATGTTGCGAAACAGTTTGTTGTCATGAGGAAAATTCCAAAGCAGTTTCATGATGTTCTTTATTACACCGAAAACTTTCAGTCGTATATGCGTACGGTAGATCCTACGCTTCCGTCAAGGGAATTGACTCACCAAGAACCACGACTTATTATTCCTTTCTTTAATAAGAAGAACGATGTGGTTGCAGTTCAGGGTCGATCTCTTTCTATGAAAGACGAAGCAAATGCCAGACAAACATTGAGGTATATTACCGTAAAGGCAGACAAGTCTATCGAACGACTGTGGTATGGTATGTGGCGTGCAAATCCAAAGAAGCGTGTGTATGTTGTTGAAGGACCAATCGATAGTATGTTCATTCCAAATACAGTTGCTATGGTTGGTGCTAGTGCAATTGATCATATTCCTTCTAGGTTCATGAAGACCGACATGGTATATGCTTTGGACAACGAACCACGAAATCCTCAGATAGTTTCGTTCAACCAGAAACTGATTGAACAAGGAAAAACGGTTTGTATTTGGCCAAATGGGTTGACAGAGAAGGATATTAATGATATGATATATCGAATGTCCGTGAACGAAATTAAGAAGATTATAGATGACAATGCTGCTTCTGGATTGGAAGCAACAATGAGACTCAATCGATGGAGAAAAGTATAGTATGCAAGAGAAAGTATTAGACAAAGGTTTTGTTGATCTTGTCGATCACATGGGTTCGGATCTCACGGTGTGTAACGCCGCACGGGTTTCGTTCTCTAAAGATACTGAATGGGACATCGACGAGGAAGTAGTTGAAAGACTGCGTGAGAGTGGATCCTCGTACCACCCAGAGGATGTGAGGAAGTTATCTGTGCGTGATGGTAAGTTGCTGAAGTATCTGGCGACTCATCAACACTGGACTCCATTCGCCCATCCACAGATTACCTTACGAGTCAAGGCGCCAATCTCGATCCGCACACAGATGTTCAAATC